TCTAATCTTTTTAATTATTTTTTTAAAATCTAATGGATATGTATCTATGTCTATACAACCCCATGTACAAGTTGAATTATCTCTTATAGGTATAATACCTAAACTAGGGTCTTTTCCATTTATATGATCTATCCATAATTGATCGTTAACAGGTTGTTTTAATATAAATGCTTTACCAGACGCCTTACCGTTTACAGATTGTCCGTCGCTTATATATTGACCATAAGCCCTGTCCAAACCATAAAAAATATTTTTAAATTTTTTTACTCTATCGTTCATACAATAAAAGGGGCGGTTTCCCGCCCCGTAATATTAGAAAGGAGTTTGCTCCGATGTAGCAGCTTCCTGTTCATATTTAACTTTAACTTCACCTTTGCTTACGCTTTCGGCAAAAGCTTTAGCCATAGAATATAAATTAGCATCTTGTAAAGTATCTTCTCTTGAGATCTCCCAACCATACCAATTACCTTTATCATTACCTTCTTTAACTGTTTTTAAATTATAGTAATGACTATAAGACGGAGGAGTAAACAATCCGTTCTTACCTTTAAGTTTTAAGTTAAGTAACATCGAGTTCCATTTTCTACTCTTTTTTAATTGAGTAGCTTTCATGGTAATTAATGCAGGGGTTGCGTCACCATCATCTGATACTAATAACACATAATGATTACCACAAGTTTCAACATAATTACCATTTTCAAGACGATCTTTATTATTATCGTCTCTTGTTGTTTTGGTTAGGATGTCACTAGAAGCATCAAAGACATTTATCGGTGCACCCGATCCCTGTCCTCTATCAGCCCACTCAACGTATTGACGTTGATACGCACATGGTAAAACACGAATCCCTTTTGATCCATCATACAAGTCATTTGTGACTGTATTAAAAATCATTCCAGCTTTCGCGTTTTCAAACTCTTCCAATTCTGGAGAGAGTTGCATCAAGACTTTAAGTCTTGGTGTTGCTAGATCATCTTGAGAAATATTTTCAAGGCCGCTTGAAGCGTCCATTTCCATAGTCTCTAAAGCGATCGTAGGTAGTTTGCTTTCTTTCTTTGCAACGTTCTGCGTTGCGTTTGCGTTTGCCATTTTGTACCTCCTATGTACATTTTACTTTTTACTTATTTTGGTTTCGGCGCCAACGAAGACTCCGAACTTTTCCATAGGTATTTCCTTACCTTCGTTAATTTGCTCCCTTACAAAAGCTTTTAACGTCATAGGTTCTACCCATAGTTTTTGTTGAGGGTTATATCCTAACTGCTGAATTTTATTTATAAATTCATTAGCCGTTATATCCTCACCTTTACCGAACGTAGCAGATACTTGATTCTTAATCAAGTCGCCATGTCCGTTATCGCGAAGCCACTGAAAAGCCTCTCCACGAAATCTTACTGGTATAGATGCTTGAACTTTTTGTTTCACTTTAATTTGTGAACCGTCTTTTAAAGTTAAGCTTTCTAGACCTAGTTCTGCCATTCTAGCAGGAATTATTTCTTCTGATAACTTACGAATATTTTTACCTTTGTCTTTCAACATCTTTTCTAACTCTTCATATTCGTTTTGTTCTGTTGCTAATTCACTGCAAAGATCAGAAACTTCTTTTAAAGAGTTGTCACCTATCGTAGGTTTAGAAACATCTGCTTCCATGTTCTCTAATAGATTACTCATCTATCTCTCCTTTCTCATATAAATTTACCTCAATAGGATAATATTTGTATTCACGTTTATCCCACTTGAGACATTTAAATCTTCCGCGATTATAACTCGCAGCGACGGCACAAGCAATACCTATGATAGAAGGATCTCCTATTAATAATAAGTAATCGTCGTCACAAAAGTCTTTTAACTTTTTATTCAAACGTTTAACAGTAGGTCCAGTGCTCAAGACTAATTGAGAACCTTCAGGTAATAACAATTCTAACTTGCCATATTTTTCAGCGCTTAAAACGTTTCTACCCGCTACTTCTTGTATTACATATACAGTCATTCTTACTTCTACTTCTTAATATAGAGATTGACAAATACTTTTGCAACTATTATTTTTATTTTAAGAATTAAAGAAAGAGTTAGTTATGGATTATAAGTTTAAAACAAAGCCATACGAGCATCAATTAAAAGCTTTGGGTGCTTGTTATAATAAAGAAAATTACGCTTTATTTATGGAAATGGGCACAGGTAAATCTAAAGTTTTAGTTGATAATATTGCTATGCTTTATGATAAAGGAAAAATAAACGCAGCGTTGATTATAGCACCAAAAGGTGTTTATAGAAACTGGGAGAAACAAGAAATACCCATACATATGCCGGAACACATTTTGTATAACATTGTTGCTTGGTCTCCTGCCACGACAAAAAAACAACAAAAAGAAAATCAAAAATTATTTAAACACGATGAAGAGCTAGTTATATTTTTAATGAATATTGAGGCTTTCAGCACAAAAAAAGGTTTAGACATTGCTAAAAGATTTTTACTATCTCATTCTTGTTTGATGGCAATAGACGAGTCCACTACGATTAAGTCTCCTACTGCATCTAGAACAAAGAACGTTTTAAAATTAAGAGACTATGCTAAGTATCGTAGAATACTAACAGGGTCTCCTGTAACTAAATCACCATTAGATTTATATACACAATGTTATTTCCTTGATCCGTTGTACTTGGACTTTTCTTCATACTACACTTTTCGTAATCGTTACGCCTTAATGGTTGATAGAAATGTTGGTAGTCATTCTTTTAAACTTGTTACTGGATACACAAGATTAGACGAGTTAAACGCTAAACTAGATAAATTTTCCTACAGAGTTTTAAAAGAGGATTGTTTAGATTTGCCTAATAAAATTTATATGAAGAGAAGTGTGTCTTTAACTCCAGAACAATTAAAAGCCTATACAGAAATGAAAAAACACGCAGTCACAGTTTTAGAAGACTCTCAAACAACTGCTGCCAGTGCATTGGCACAAATGGTTAGACTTCATCAAATTACTTGCGGTCATTTAAAAACTGACTCTGGTGAGGTCAAGCATTTAAAAAACAATAGGGTTAACGAACTTTTAGATATATTAGAGGAGACAGATGGAAAAGTCATTATTTGGGCGATATATCGTCATGATATCCAACAAATTAGAGAAATACTTTCAGAAAGATATGGAAAAGAAACTGTGGAGTCGTTTTATGGTGACACTGCTGAGAGTGATAGGCAGGATATTGTTAGTAGGTTTCAAGATAGAGAAGATCCTTTACGATTTTTTATCGGAAACCCTAGAACAGGTGGATACGGTCTCACTCTTACTGCTAGCCATACCGTTGTGTATTATAGCAATAGCTATGATTTAGAAATTAGACTACAGTCTGAAGATAGAGCGCATAGAATAAGTCAAACAGAGAAAGTGACTTACATAGATCTTTTATCCGAGGGAACTGTTGATGAATTTATTGTTAAAAATTTAAGAAATAAAATAAATTTAGCTAACAAAGTGCTAGGTGAAGACTTGAAAAAGTGGTTAATCTAAGGTAAGAATAAATGTGTCTTTTTTAGTAGCAAATGTTCCTCCTATAAAAGTTTTTGTTAAAAAACAATATCTTTACGATCATCAAAAAGGTCATGGTGAGTTTGTTGAAGGTATCTGGGCAACTGTAAAATCAATACAAGGCAGGGCTTTATACTTTGAAACCTATATACCAGAGTATGCTGCTTTATATGATAAGCTTCCTATAAGTGCTTTTGTATTTCAACCTACTAAAGAAGATCTTCCTTTAGAAGAGTTAGAATTATGGGATTCATTTAGTTATCACATCACCGTGATAGAAAAAACAACAGTGCCTCCTAGAGCAAAATATTTATCGCCGTCAAAAAAATGGTACGAGGGTGAGTATTTATTTACAATAGATAGTTGTCACCCCGATCATAATTTAGTTAATGATAATTATTCAGAGGTTCC